GTTGAATGTAGAAGTACCAGAAGCCGCAGTCACATTGCCAGTAACATTGCCTGTGATGTTTCCTGTGATGTTACCTGTGACATTACCAGTCAAGTTACCAGTTACATTGCCTGTTACAGCACCTGTCAATGGGCCACTAAAACCTGTTGTAGCAGTTACGTTCGTGCCAGTTATAGCGGCAGCAGATGAACCACCAATCACCGCACCATTGATAGTTCCTGCGCTAATAGCAGCAGAAGCAATCGTAGCGGCAGAGCTAACAGTCAGGTTGGTAAAAGTACCCGCAGCGGCTGTAGAAGCACCAATGGTCGCACCATTGATTGTTCCACCAGTGATAGTCGCAGAACTGTTATCAGTCTTGGTCGCTATTGCTGTAGCAATGTTGTTGAACTCTGTATCAATTTCAGTACCCTTAACAATCTTTAAAGGATTGCCAGGTGACAAATTGTCTTTAGATGCAAAGTTGGTACTTTTTGAATAATTTGACATGGTTTATCCTATCTTGCCTTCTTTGGCTTGAAGTTCAATTTTCTGAATTGATAACTGAGTACCATTGATGGTGGCCTCGTAACCAGTTTGCACAATCTTACCTGCACTTGAGGCATTGCTTGTTAATGCTTTAATCGGGATGCCACTTGAGAAGTCTGCAATTGCATACTCGCCAACACCATACTCGTAATACCCTTGAGGTGGAATAAATACGTTCTCTGATTGATAAGCTCCTGAGTAATCAAAAGCCCACTTAATCGTGAGAAACTGATTCGATCCACCAATCACAACAGCCGTAATAGACTTCAAAATAGAAATCTGGTTAGGGTTTCCTAAGTCGGCATTGTTTGTGTAGTACAGGAATCGATAAGAAGAGCTGTCGTCAAGATAGCCAGTATATTTACCAATGTAGCCTTTTTTGCCAATGTACAAGTCGCCATTGCGAAGTGACTTCAAACAAGTTGGAGCAATTGAGTCCCACTTCGTCACACGAGAAGCGCCATCTTGCAATGACTGTTTAGTATCGAAGCAATAAACCTGTAGTGTTTCTGGCAAAACAAGCAGGTAAAAAGCGTCTTTTTCTGAGTAAACAGACTTCAAATTAGCCAATGTTTCACCAGCTAATGATGAATTCAAGTCAAAGCGAACATTCTTAGACAAGTCACGCAATGGTGCAGACTTCTCTTGGATAGTCCTCATCAACGAACGAACACCTGAGTCTGACAAGAAAACAACATCAGTTCCAATACTTTGTATGGTGTCTCTAGCCACACACCCAATAGAACCTACTGTGTCGCTCAAAACAAGTGATGCAGGCGTAGAAGCTCCTGAATAAACCAGAATTTGCTTCTTGCCAAATATGAACAAGAAGTCATTGTGAGCAGCTAAGCCCATCACTTCATCAGCACCATTTGGCCATACACGAGAAACATCTAATGAACCAGAAGTACCACCACTCCATACATGACCTGCAATTAGATCAGAGAAGTAAACAGTTACCTTGTTAGATGAAGTGCTAGCTACCCACAAACGACCAAATGCTGAGATACAGATATTTGCTTGCTCAACAGAACCTGCATACCCTGTCTTTTCAGACACTCTTCGATAAGTAGTTGTACTTACAGCAGGATCGTAAATCAAAGGGTCATGCCCTGTTTGGAAGAAATATGCAATCCCATTTAGAGTCGCACATTGCCAGTTATTTGCACTAATAGTAGGAGCAGTACCACCGCCACCATAGGTCAACTCAGTCACAGCATTTGCACTACCGAGCTTAAATATCTTGTTGTTTCCAGCAAAAAGGACTGTAAGAGTGCCGTCAGTCTGGACTAACTCATGGATAACACCAACATCATTGTCGCCAAGGTTGCCAGAAGAAGGATTAACCTTTGTCCAACCTTTTCTAGCACCAATACGACCATATTGGTCAAGGATGCAGTTTGTTGCAACTAAAGCAAAGCCAGACCCTAAATCTAGAGGCGAATCTTCAGTATTCAGGCCAAAGAAGCCTGGTGCAGAAAGACTATAACTTTGTAGTTGACCAGCCATTAGACAGCCTCAAAATTGTCTTCAGGGTAACGAGTGCTTTCCATTGCAATAGCATCAGCAAGCATTCCACGGAACAAAGCATAAGCCTCATTAGAGTTAGTTCCACCATCCTCACCACGCTCAATCAAAGCACGAGCATAGGCACTCTGAGTCACCAAATAGTCCAAGACTTTGACGGATGTAGAGTCAGAGGACAATGCTGCTTGAGGAACAATCACATCAAACAGAATTGTGTAAACACCATTAGGTACTGGGAACAAATCAATTTTTGTATCCCCGTTTGCATCTACACCGTTGTAACAAAACTCACTGGGAATTGATTGTGCAGAAGGTGTAAAGTTCAATTTGCGGTTCATGTCCACAAAAGGAATGTCTTTCATGCCAATCAAACTAGTTGTATTGATTGCATCCATTACACGGAATTTCTGACCAACACCAGTCAGGGAGTATGAAGATTGCCCAGAAGTAGTCGATATTGTTACAGTTTGTGACAAGCAATTCCAAGTGTATGTGTCTTCGATCTGACGCTTGGCATCATTGACAAATTTGCCAATCAAAGAAGAATATGTTGTTTCGCCAACAGTAGATACCGTGCTTTCACGCAAGCGAATTAGGACATCGTTAACAAGTTCTAAGTAGGTCATGTTCGTTGCGCTCCATATAGCTCAAATGTACCAAGTACAGAGAATGTGCTACCAGACTCAGTTGTTACTCGGAATTGGTCTCCCTCTTCCATCACAATGTAAGCACCATCAAACTTCAAATATTCTTTAGAACCCATACTATAGGAAGTAAGAATATCGTAAGAAGCTGTAGCACTTGCATCGTACCATTGAGCAGTAATTGTCTTGGTTGAGCCTGTTGTATTGTGAAGGTACATCAGGTTAAAGAGAGCGTAATAGCCAGTCGGTACTGTATAAACAGTAGTCAACGTTGCCGCTGTTGGCGTTGCTGCGACTGAAACTGGTCTCACTTCTTATTCCTCTTAGAGATCGCTGCGGCCTTAGCTTTAGCGTCTTCCTTGGACGATGCGCCCCAAGCTCTAAGAGAAAGTAAAAGTCGGGTAGGCTTTCCATCTTTCATCTCAGGCCCAGGCATATTGCCCATGCGTGCTAAAAAGGATGCCCTACGAGGGTTATCTCCCGACTTAACTGGTGCTTTTAAATTACCACCTGTTTCTGCATTATACGATGCTCTTCCTTTGGCATTCAAGCCCCCAGAAGCAGATTTTCCTTCTTTTCTTTGCCAAGCAGAAGTCTTCATTTCTTCTTTGCTGTCTTAGCAGCAGCCTTAAAAGCGGCCTCTGTTGGAGCACCTTTAGTACCAGGCTTACGCATTTTTTCCTTAGAACCCGCCTTGATGCGCTCTTGTTTGGCATTAATGTTAGCGTAAAGACCTTGTTTCATTTGCCACGACCTGTTCGCTTCATGTTTGTAGCAGTACGACCACCACGCTCAGGCATTGGACGCACCTTAGGTTTGCCAATAGCAATCATCACAGTGACAGGCATTGATTTCTTTTTGCCATACTCTTTAGCGGCTTTCTCGCCTTTTTCTGTGTATGGGAACTTTTTGTTTCCAACTTGTGGCATATAAATCCTTATCGAATCAACTTAGTTGCAATAAAGGAAACAACACCACCTAATACAGATGCTATTGCCATCCCGACAAACATACCACCTTTAGAGCGATTGGCCATCTCTAAAAGAGCTTTAATATCTTCTCGCATTGCATGAACTTCAGACTGTAAAGCCTCAACTTGAGCTTCCAACTTACCAAATTCGCGTGGATCAATTTCAGACATTTGCGTTCTTTCTTGGACGCCCCAGTTTTTTGGGTTCAGGTTGAGACAATAAAGGCTTATCAGAAGGTTTCTCTTCGTCTATTCTTATGTACCCTTGATGTCCCTTCATGCTATCAATATCGTGTTGATACGTAAAGGTTACAGTTTGCCCACTTTGTAAGCACCTAAAGGTTGCCATAAGAATCTCCAAAGAAAAGGGGGTTATTAGCCCCCTTTATATCAAACCATGCGAACTACAACAACGCGAAGTGTTGCAGAAGCTAAGTCAACAGTCGAACCAGACTCATTCTGGATACGGAACTTGACGGTATCAGCGGCTGACACATAGCCAGTCACAGTCAAACCAACCAAGTCAACGCCCAAAGATGCGCCAATAACCATGTCGCCCAAAGCAACACCTGGAATTGTTACATCGTCTGTCTCGCCTGCGCCGTCAACCAAAGAACCTGCGTTCAAAGTTGCTGTAACAGACCATGTGTCGTTAAACAAGCCACGGAACTGGTCGTTACCACGACGTGATACTACCGATGATGCGGTTGCCATAATAAATTCCTCCTAAGTTAAGAAAAAACTCCCCCATCCGAAGACAGGGGAGAAGTGGCAACAATTAGGCTGGAACTGCCAACGCAAAGGCGCTGGAAGACAAAGCTGCACCAGTTGTAGCGGCTGTACGCATGGCTTTTACGCCATACAGAGTGTCAGATGTAAACAAAGTAGCCAAGTACTCTTGTTTGTACTGAGTCTGTGAACGAACACCAACTTGCTCAACCAGAACCATAGAATCCTTGTGGCCCATCAAGCAGATACGGTCAGCGCCAGAGTTACCTGCGCCGTAGTCAGCATTGCTTGTTGTGAACACGGGGATACCGTACAGTTGACCGATTTCGCCATTGCGGATTGCATCGCCATTACCCACAAATGCCTGCTCAGTGTAGCGAGACAGACCCATCAAAGTGTTACGGCTTGATGGAGGAATAATGAAGAAACGACCGTCCATGGGAGTGTCGTTGTCGTCCAAACGCTGAATAGTGCGGCGGATAGCGGCATCTGTCAAAGCAGCGGCATTGGAGGTATTGCTGTTATAAGCAGTAGTACCGTCAGAGCCGATGTAAGCCTTTGTAGAGTTAGCGGCAGTCGCGTAGTCGTTTGTACCGATAGTAGCGCCGTTAAAAGCACGACCCAATTGAACAAGGTCAGTATCCACTTGTTTAGCAAGCGCATAGCCAGCATCAGAAGTGTAGAACTGGCGCAAGCTGTTCAGGGCTTGGGCTTCAACGATGTCCTCAATGAAACGTGAATATTCATAATGCTTGTTAATCAAGATTTGAACTTCTGTCTCAGTGTCTGCGATCAAAGTTACAGCAGTAGATGCTGCCTTTGCGGAAGCTGAACCACGTGTAGGAGCTGGAACGTGAACGGTGTCACCTTTCTTGCCCTTGAAGTTCATCTTACGAACGATGTTAGCCAATACAAGGTTTTTCTTGTAAGAAGCTACGATTTCATCACTCCAAATTTCTGGAATGAACGTTGCTGCGGTTGTTGTTGTTACCGCTGGGGTTGGATATGCCATGATTAAATCTCCTAAAACAAAAAATTAACGAACCCGTTTTTCTGCATACGCAAGCATGATTTCATCTGCCAGCATATTGTAGCGTTCAGGGTCTTTCAACTGAAGCTGAATAAGGTCAGCCCTACGATAAACCTTCTTTGATGATTCACCGGAACCACCTACATCAACACCTACGGCTTTAAGCGTTTGCTTACGAGTCTCTTCTCCAGAATCACTCATTTGCTTAGCTTTTACACCACGGAGTTGCTTGTAAGTAGATAGCAATTCATTGGCTGAGTCGTAATCGTACCCAGCATCAGCTTGCTCAAACAACTTAATACGCACAGGGCTAGACTTCACCCAGTTTGCAAAGTCCTGATCTTTAGCAATGTCGCCAAAGTCTGGATGTTCTTGAGCCAACTTCTGCTGAATCTGTGACCTTTTCATCTCTAACGTCACTTGTCGTGCCGCAATGATGTCTGGGTGACTATCAACAGTCCTTTGAACTGCCTTCTGTGGATTCTCAAAGAAATCTACTTCAGGCTCTTCCTGCTTAGTGTGCTGTTGCTTAGACACTAGGT